TGGAGCAACTGGCCTACCTTGTTTAGGTATTGCAAGAATGTTGCCATATTTATTTTCTGTTTTAACTGTGTATTCTACATCCGTAGTTTTTACCTCAAAGTCGAAGACCAATACCGCGTAGTCATCATAGGGCCTAAGCTCTGTGTATTTATATGAATCTTTCCAATAAAGGTTTTCAGCTCTCTTAAGCTCACGAGAAGCTTTTTGCGCCAACTTGAATAGGGTTTCTTCATCTAGATTGTATTTTTTTCTGATTACTGAAATCTTCATTGGCTTAACCTCACCAATGTATCCTAAATCTTTTCCGTTGTCAGTTTCAAATACATTATAGATTAAGTTCTCTGGCTTAACCCTTTTAATCTTGATGTTATGGTTGCCATCAAAGTAAACCTTTGTTGCGGCAAAGTTTACATCAATAACATCTCGTAATAATGTTCTTTTAAGGATACCGTAATCATTCTCATCCAAGATTTTTTTAAGCTTGGTTTCAAATAATATCTCCTCAGGTAATCTATATTCTAAATCAAAGTATAATGCTAAATCATCCTCATCCTCAGGCATAAACTTTTGAGACTCAATCTGATGTCCTATTTGTTCCTCAAGAGCCATAATCTGCTCTTTATTTTTCATCCTAAATGCTGCCTCTTGTTTCTCCATTTCTTTAATAGAAAAACTCATATCATCCGTAGCCTTAACAACAGGCTTTTCTCTTCTTGATAAATATGTTCCAAGTAATATCTCTACAAACTTAGGGGCAATCTTAATGGTGCTCCAGTCTAGGTTTACATATGTTTGATTTCCCTCAACTCTTAATAAATCCATAAACTCTTTCATAGAGTTAGTACCCATAGAGAACTCTCTATTAGCACGCCATACTCTATAACGCTTACCATAATATCCATCTGAGTTTCTATCAGCTGAATTAAATATACCCTGTGCCACCTTCAAGCCATAATCCTTGCTCCTTTTCTTGGAGGGCTTGTCCATGTGCATTTGCAATAGTCTGTCTATACTTGAAAACATATTCTTGTGTTTCCTACAAATGTAAGATTTTTATTTTACTTTGAACCCCAGTTAAATATCAATTGGGTGTACCATTGGTCCTCTATCTTGTTGTCTTTTATCCACTTACTAAGTATCTCAATTCTTCTTCCTTTATCTTTTGGCATTTTCTTATAGCCGGCATCCCAAAATGGTTTCATTAATTTAGCATACCTAATTCTTCTATTCTTAAGTTCCTCCTCACTATACTTGCTTGGTTTTTTCAAAGAGTCGTTTATAGCTTTCATCTGGCTAGAGTCTTGTTTAATCTTAGCCATGTGCATAAACATCTTAATTGTATTTTGCTCGTAATACTCAACAGTCTCCCTACCCTTGTCTAATAAATAATAAAAGTCTCTTTTGTCCCTATCAATCAACCCCATACTCATCATCTGCCTAACATCATTGTAGATATATGAATGTTGAGCCCCTAATGCCTCAAAGTCTTTTTTCATTTTTAATACAGAGGTAAAGTTCCTCTCGTACATATATGATAATATCATCATGCGTTTCATGTTAATCTTCTTACCAAAGGGTTTCATAAGTCTGCTTGAGATATATCCTAAATATATAATCCACTTCCTCTTCTTAAGTTGGAAGTGCATATTCTTAATGTAGTAATCTCTTTTCTTAACCTGTGCTTCTAGTACCTTTACTCTTTCTTTGTATGGTGCAAGTAATGTTCTTTCAAGCTCGTCAGTATTAATATAGGCTGATACATTAATTCCGTTACCTTGACTTTTTATTTTCATTTATAAGTTGTTCTATAAGTGGTACGCCTTTCTTTTCTGCCTCCTTGGCTTCAGTCTCATCCATCTTTAAATAGTTGACTCTTAACCAATTAACTGAATCAACCATATCCTTAAGACTAGAGGTCAGCTTTTGGAATCGTTCAAATGTTTTATCATCCCCATTAAGGTCAAGTGTAATACTGTTTAGGGAGGCTGATAGTTCGTTAATCTTTCTGTTAAAAGCAAAGAATAAGGCATACATACCATCTTGTTTGTATAATGCCAACTCTTGCCTTAGGGAATCTAATTCAGACATATTGTTGCGTGTATTTGTTCTTTGTGGTTTACTATGTGTATAGAGAACTTATCCTGAAGTATTCCTTCATATATGTTATCTATTTCTCTTTCATTTAATGGGACAATATCATCTTTGATGATGTGATAATAACTTGCGTCCTCTGGCTCAAGCTCCTTTGATAATTCACAAATGTCTTCCATGCTAGAACCAAACATTATCATGTTATATTCTTTGTCAAAAAATAATATAACTCCTGATGTAAAGGCTGTCTCGTAGTACAGGTCTTTAACAGGCTTAATGTCTATTAAAAAATTAGAAGCATTCGTAAGGTTAATTATCAATGCTCGGCTCATAGCCAAATTTAGCACTCTTCGTCGAAGACGCCAAGTATATCCTCTTTCCATATTCTGATTGCTCTTTTCTCTTCGTTATTAAAATGATATACCATTTCATAGTCAGAATACTTATAACAAAGTACCCTGTTTCCTGGGTTAACAAAGGCGTCATCAGGCACAGCAATGATGTCAAATACTGTATCTAATGTTTCTTCAAATGGAGAGTGGATTGTTTTGCTGACAGCTTTCTTAGGTATTCTTTTACCTATGTAGTTTCCGTTTAATGGAATCAGCTCACCTGTTTCTTTATTAATCTTAGCATAGACGGTCATGTCAAAATGGATTGCTAGAATAGTCCACTGTTCTGCTAGATTAGTCTTGATAATCTGACCTTCGTTTGTTAGGATGTTATGATGTACAATAAGTAGGTCTCCAACCTCTACGGTTGATACACCATCTCCTACGCTCATAACCTCACATACTACTGGATTTTGTTCACGGCTATTTTCACCGTACTTTCTACCAATGTAAAGTCTAATAGACTTACCATCTGGCATTTTAATTTCATGCGTTTCTTTTTGCTCATTGAACGACTTAACAATGAGTTGTTTTCTTTTGGCTTTCATGTCTTTGTGTTTGCACCGATTATTAGAATCGAACTAATGCCTTTGGTTTTGGAGACCAACATTCTACCCCTAAACTAAATCGGATATGTTTATTTTTTTGTTGAACCTCCGTCCTTCCCATTACGGGCTCTGTTGGCTGATGCGCTTTCCTTCACCAGCTTTCCAGACTTTGTATGACTCATATCCTTACCATCACCATTTCCGTATGTACCTGCATCTCTGTTAGCCTTGTTAAGTTTAACACGATACTTCTTACGCTCGGGAGTAGCATGATACTTTGTATTGTAATCATTCTTCTTCTTACGAGCATCAGGATTATTACGAAAATATATAGCTGATTTAGATAGTGCCATTATTTCTTCTTTGTTTTTCCTACAGATGCCATTTTGATTTCAGTCTTCTCGTAATTTTTACGAAGTTTACGACCCATCTCTCCATAGCCAGGTTTTACAATGTCACTTGACTTTACAGGTACATTGATTGTTTTTTTAGGTGCAGATTTAACTCCACCTGTAATTGCTTTTGCTACTGCTTTTTTTTTATTTTGCATTTGTTATTTTTTATATTGTTCAGGATGTGCTGATTTATGCCATTCTCTCCAACCACCTTTTACATCATCAGTTGGTCCAGAAGTTTCTTTTGGTACATATTTTTCTCCTAATTTAGCCTTACCTCCATCGCTATATCTAACTTCAATATTTCCTTTTGCGCCTGGTTTACTCATCCAATGAGCTTCATTGTGATGGAAATCATATGCATTTTCAACATTAGGAAGTTCTTCTTTAGAGAATCCTTTCATGCTATTTTTTTTCCATGTCTTAGACTTAGCTTCATCACTATAAATATATGCAGGTAACTTTTCTCTTTTACCTGTTACGGTTGCTGATGCTAAAGTTTTTTCTCCTCCTTTTTCAGAAGCTCCATATACTTTAGCATCTGTCTTTGTACTCTTAACAGTTACCGTAGGTAATGTTGTTTTTTTCTTATCAGGGTCTCCTGATTTTTTCATTCTTATTTTTGCCATATTGTTTATTTTTTATATCCTGTCATTCTTTGCATTTTGCTTGCTCCTGCTTTTTCATCTCTTGGTTTAACCTCTACTGCAGCTCCTGCTTTTCTTCCTTTTGGAGCATTAGCACTAGCTGAACTATATGGGTCTTGCTTCTTCATTTTAACTTTAGCCATATTATGATTTTTTATGTTTGTTTGCAAATGACCTTGCAGCTGCCGGTGAACTGAATCCCCATGCTTTTAATGCCAAGGCTTTTCTTGTTGGTTCTCCGTTTGGTTTTTTCATTGGGCCTGCCATAGCCGCAAAACGAGCAGCAAAAGAAACCCTACGAGGATTAGTGCCTGACTTTACTGGTGCTTTTAAATGACCACCATGAGCCTTGTTATAAGATGCTCTACCTTTAGCATTTAATCCTCCTTCTTTATTTTTGCCTTCCGACCTTTGCCAAGCTTCTGCCAT